ATTGATACAGCGGGGAAGTACAAACCAATCGTATTCCCTCACTCAGAATTGTCAAACGAGTGGTGGATGTACTGTGGGGATTACGCAAGGGAATTAAAGTGAAAAAGTGGATTATATCATTATTAGTGATTTTAGTATTGTGTGGTATACGTTTTGCAGACCCGTGGTTCCTCGACATGGTGAGGATGAAAGCTCTAGATCAACACCAACGCAATCAAGTATCAGAATCCCTCTCAAATTTAATAACAATAGAGATTAACAATGCAACACTCAAGAAAAAGGGCCAATGGCCATGGGACAGAAACACACTCGCCAACGAAATTATCAAACTGTATCAGTCGGGTGCTGGTTTGGTTGTTCTTCCCATACTTTTTGCAGACAAGGATCGATTCGGTAAAGATGCGCCCCTTGCAAGAATTCTCAAAAAAACACCCTCAATCATAGGACAGATACCTACTACAGACGATAGTAATAGTGGAGTAACAAGGGGAGTCGCAAAGGTAGGACACCCTTGGAAGGGCTGGTTGTATCAATATCAGGGTGTATTAGGACCAATACCAGAACTAGCAAAGAACGCAAATGCTGTTGGTATGTTGATTATTGCACCAGAAGGTGATGGTGTGGTTAGACGTATGCCTCTAGTGGTTGCAGTTGGAGATGAGGTATATCCTTCTATCAGTCTAGAAGTTTTACGAATGGCAGCAGGAGATGTATCCTATCAGATGAAAACTGGAATCGCTGGTGTCGAAGCAATTAGAATCCCAAAATACAAAATTATTAAGACAGATGCACACGGTAATATATGGCTAGACTTTAAGTGGAAGACACCAGTACACGCTCTTCATGAGAAGTTACCAGATTTGAGTGGTAAAATAGTAATCCTGAGTATGACTGCAACAGGACTTGACAATCCCGTAGCAACTCCTGTGGGGGTGGTTCATTCACATGATTTAATAGGTTCAACTCTTGCAACAATGATGACAGGGAGAAACATCACCAGACCTTTTTGGACAGATTTTGCAGAACTAGGTGTATCATTCGGACTTGGATTGTTATTGATGGCTGTCGTATTATTACTACCGTGGTACATCGGCGCAGTCGCAATGCCCGCCTCAGTCGTTGGATTGTTCTATGGTAGTTCCTATTTGTTTACTAAACACGATCTGTTAGTGGATTGGAGTTACCCTGTACTCACTGTATTTGTTGCATGGGCAATCGCTGCATTTCTTAGGTTCATGGAAGAGTATAAATTACGTCAACAAATCAAGAAACAGTTTGAGCATTACCTTGCACCAGAGATGGTTAGGAGATTACAGAAAAATCCAGAATTACTACAATTGGGTGGTGAACGTAGAGAGATGAGTTTTCTGTTTATGGACATTGTGGGATTCACTCCAATATCAGAACATTATAAGAACAAAGATGATCCAGAAGGATTGGTAGATTGTATTAATGATTATTTAAATCGTATGACAAAAATTGTGTTAAAGAATGGTGGTACGGTAGATAAGTATATGGGTGACTGTATCATGGCATTTTGGAACGCACCATTAGACTGTGAGAATCATGCTGAAATGGCAGTACGAACTTCAGTTGAGTGTGCAGTAGAAACAGAAGCATTGAAACAATCATTTAAAGATAAAGGACTTCCTGAGATAAATATAGGAAGTGGAGTAAATACTGGAACATGTATCGTAGGTAACATGGGAAGTGATTCCAGATTTGATTATTCAGTAATAGGTGATGCAGTCAACCTTGCTGCTAGATTAGAAGCACAAACTCGTAACTATGAGAAACCTGGCGGTGGTATCGTCAATACATTATTTTCTTCATTTACTCAAGATCAATTACCCGAAGAATTGAGGGGAGAAGAGGTTGATAAGATTAAAGTGAAGGGGAAGGATGAGCTAGTTACCATATATAAACCGAAAGAAGAAGAAAAATGAGCAGAAATTATTACACCCCAAAAACAGGACACGAAGCATCTGATATATATTTTAAAAATCAAGCTCTTTGGATGGATAGCGACCTGCTAAGGTCTTTCTGTCTAGGATCACTGGTTGGCGCCTTCTTTACCACGATTATTATCTATTCATTGTAAAATAATCCTTGACAAAAGATGACCAATAGTGTAAGATCTACTAGTAAATGAAAAAAGGAGTGCGTCATGGACGCCACAACACATACTATAATAGCAGTAGCGATGCTAATGGGTTCTTACTATGCTGGAAGGTATTTCTCTAAAAGGGATATCTTGGAGGGTATTATAAGTAATATGTTAGATCACCTTGAGAAAGACGGATACGTTTCTGTTAAGAAGGATTCCGTTACGGGTGAAAAAGAATTAATTAAAATAGTGGACTTAGTTAAAGAAAGTTCTTGACAAAACATGACCACTACTATAGACTGAGGATAATATGAGAATAGAAGTTAGAAACAACAATGTCGATCAGGCATTACGAGTACTTAAAAAGAAACTACAAGCAGACAATTGGATGCAAGAACTACGACGAAGGGAATACCATGAATCTAGAGGTGAACGCCGTCGAAGAGAAAAAGACGCCGCCAAACGAAGACAGCAACGAGATCTTGCAAAACGAAAAACCGAGCTCGGATATTAAGGAACATGAAAATCTGACAAAGACTCTCACTCCAACCAAATCAAATCACCCTCTTTCGTGGTGGTTGAAATGGGTTTCATCAATCATACTAATTGTTGCAATGATAGCAACAACGAATAACCTGTATCCTTGGAATATGATATTTCAGTTCCTTGGTGTTGGTGGATGGTTAATGGTAGCAATTATTTGGAATGATAGAGCTCTTATTGTCATTAACGCAATCGCAGTCGCAATATTCGCTAATGGAATAGTTGCGTACATTTTGAAAACTTACTATGGTCAAGGATAAATAGATAGATGGTTAAAAAAACGGTTACAGTTTCCGCTGAAACAGATAATTCTTCTTGGGAAGCACCTAAGAAGCGTAAGAAGCGTAAACCTATGTCTGTTGAACAGAAGGCCGCAGCTGCAGAACGTCTCGCAATTGCACGAGAGAAACGTGCAGAAGCAAATCCTGATTATGGTATGACAGGTATACATCCTAGTGTTCGAGATTTACCAGACGATCACCAATTAAGTTTTAAAAAAGTCAAACAATGGATTAAAACACAGAAAGACTTGTTACGTTCTGAAAGAGGTGCTGTTAGACTAAACGTCAAAGGTGCTATTGCTCGGGCTGCAAATCACGAAGGTTACATCCGAAACCTCTCAAGATATTTGCGAGATGGTGATTGGTGTGATAATTTTTATGGTGAATATCAAGAAAAGAAAATCATGCGCCGTTGTATTGCACAAGCATATCACTGGTACGGTCCTAAGAAGGGACTACCTAAATTTGATGTTGGAACATACTATCCCCTGATAGGACAAGTTTACACTGAAGAGATGTTCTTGGAAGATAGTCCTCAAGAAAAGAGAGTTAAAGAAAATGTCGGAAAAAAACGCAGACGCAAAAAAACCTGATAATGTTATTAAAGGCCCTTGGAAATCTAATAGAATAAAGATTCCTGATCATGATGTGGTTGAACTTCAGCAAGATATTGCATTTATTGAGGAGTTGTCTGAAAGTGTTATGGTACAAGTTATATTTACTTTGGGCGAAAATGGAGTAGACATTGCTGAACCAGATTTCTTACAGGATATTGCATTTGTAATAGAATCCCTTAAATCAACCCTTTATCGAGAAATGGGATTACCTCACCCCCTGTCAAAAATTATACGTCTACTTTCTGACGTTACGGTAGAAGATAAATCTACAGAAAATCCAGACGGTGCGGTGAGTACACGATTTAGTATAGAGAAACTAAATGCGGCAGTGGAGAGACTAAATAATGAAGAAGATGACGAACCAGTGGCATGAAATATTTAGTCCTACTATACTAGAGACTTATGTACCACAAAGGTTTATTGATATTGTGAATGAAGTTGGAGATGATGTTCTGAGTGATAGTAACAAATCAGCACAATGGGATTTTTCTGAGAAATTGGTAGGTAAGGTATCTGCCGAAATACAGATACCTATTACTGATAAGAACACCAAAAAGTATCTTGCAGATACTATGAAAAAAGGTTGTTTAGAATACCTCAATAAAATGATTGAGTTCAAACGTGCATATGGATGGAATAAGATATCAAGTAAATCTCCTTCTATAGATAACATACATATATCACAGAGTTGGATTGTTAGTCAATACGCTGGGGAGTATAATCCTTGGCACAAACACAGTGGAGATTTTTCTGCTGTAATATACCTTAAACTTCCAGATGGTATGGAAGGTGAGTATAAGAAGGACGAAGAAGATCACTATCCATCAAATGGGTTGATCGAATTTATGTACGGTGAAGCACAAGACTTTAGAAGTGACGGTGTGAAATTTAAACCAGAGATAGGTAAATTTCTAGTTTTCCCCTCATACCTAAAACACTTTGTCTATCCCTTCAATGTACAAGGTGAACGTAGGAGCATGAGCTTTAACGCATACATGAAAGCATAAAATGATATTAGTTGATATGAACCAAATTGCAGTCGCAAACGTGATGATGCATCTTAGTATGACGAAAAAGAATACACCAGACGGTAGTATGGTTCGTCATATGATACTTAATTCTCTACGAATGTACAGAACTAAATTTAAACAAGAGTACGGAGAACTTGTTCTCTGTTACGACTCTAAGCATTACTGGCGTAGAGAAATATTCCCCCAATACAAAGCAAGTCGTAAGAAGACTAGAACCGAATCTACTAAAGATTGGGATTCTATCTTTGAAGTCTTAAATGCTATTAGGGATGAACTTAAAGATATTTTCCCATATAAATTTCTGGAAGTGTATGGTGCCGAAGCAGATGATATCATCGCCGCACTATGTGGTGAGTTGGAGTTCGACAACGGTAAGACGTTGATCCTGTCAGGAGACAAGGATTTCATTCAGTTACAGAAATTTAAGAATGTAACACAGTTTAGTCCTATCACCAAGAAATTTGTTAATGGTGAAGACCCTGTAGAATATCTTGCAGTTCATATTTTAAAGGGTGATACAAGTGATGGTATACCCAATGTACTATCACCAGATAATACTTTCACGGATGGGTTGCGTCAACGTCCATTGAGTAAAAAGAAGATTGACGCATGGGTAGACAATGACATACATGATGTTCTACCGAATGATGAAACGATTAGAAACTATCAGCGTAATGAAAAATTGATTGACTTAGACCAATCTCCAAAAGAGTTGTTCTTAAAAATTCTTGAAGACTTTCATGCCGCACCAGAAGGTGATCGTAGTAAACTACTAAATTACTTTATACAAAAGAGACTAAGTAGTCTCACCGAATCCATAGGAGACTTTTAAAATGGCGGACAATTATCAACCCCTAATGTCAGAAATCTTAGACAAAGTATCTAAGCTGAAAACCAAGAAAGAAAAGGTTGCACATTTGCAACAGTACAATAGCAATGCACTACGCATGGTTATTAAATCTTCATTTGATCCCAAAATCGAATGGGATCTTCCAGAAGGAGATGTTCCATATAAAGCCAATGATGCTCCCGAAGGGACTGAACATACCATGCTGATTAGTGAAGCAAGGAAGTTGTTTCATTTCATTAAGGGTGGAAACAATCAAATTAACGGCATGAAACGTGAATCTATGTTCGTGCAAATGTTAGAGGGATTGAATGAAAATGAAGCGACACTCTTGATCGCTGCAAAGGACAAGTCACTACATCAATTGTATAAGGGACTGTCTAAGAATGTGGTTATGGAAGCTTTTAATTGGGATGATAACTTCATGGTTATCGAGCAGGAACAATATCTTGCAACTCCCGGCTCTGCTTCGGGGGTTTAAATGCTAATAGAAGATGATGTAAAATTTGACTATTCAGATGTGCTAATTCGACCCAAGCGTTCAACACTTACTTCACGGTTTGATGTTGAAATGGAGAGAACATATAGCTTCTACCATAGTCAGAAGAATTGGACTGGCGTACCAATCATGGCCAGTAACATGGACACTACAGGTACGTTCAAGATGCATAATGCATTGAGTAAGCATAAGATGGTTACTTGTATTGCTCGACACTATAATAAAGACTATAGTAATTGGGCAGATAAAGAACATGAACTATCAAAGCTTCGACTAATGCATTCTTGTGTAATGTCTGGTATATCTAAACAAGAACTTACTGAATTGGTGCATATTGCGAAGCGGTATTCAGTATCATTTGTAGGGTTAGACGTTGCAAATGGATATACAAAGAACTTTGTCGAAGCAGTTAGTTATGTGAGAAAAAGTCTTCCTGATGCTACTATCATCGCTGGTAACGTGGTTACTGGTGATATGACATCAGAACTACTTATGGCAGGAGCAGACATTATTAAAGTTGGTGTCGGCCCTGGCAGTGTGTGTACGACTCGTATTAAGACAGGTGTTGGGTATCCTCAATTGAGTGCTGTTATCGAATGTGCTGATGCAGCACATGCTATCGGGGGACATATTATTGCTGACGGTGGTTGTAATTCATCTGGAGATATAGTGAAAGCATTTGCCGCTGGTGCAGATTTTGTTATGATTGGTGGAATGCTTGCTGGACATGATGAGTGTGACGGTGAACTTGTATTTGAGGATGACGTAGAAGAACCTGTAGGTATGAAGTTCTATGGAATGGCATCTAATACTGCAATGGAACGTCATGGACACCCGAATCGTGAATATCGTGGAGAAGAGGGTAAGACTGTTACTGTACCCTACCGTGGTGCAGTGGACTATACCATACTAGATATTCTAGGTGGTGTACGCTCTGCCTGTACTTATGTAGGTGCAAAACGATTAAAGGACTTGACAAAATGTGCCACGTTTGTTAAGGTTAGTAATACACACAACCGAATATATGAATAGGAGTATTGATGCCATTAACCCGAAAGCGTGTCATTTTTGACCGTGATGGTGTAAGACCATATATGGTGCGATTACACCTATTGTTTAGAGAAAAATCTGATCATTTGGAGAGGAATGTAAAAGTACCATTTAATGCGTATATCCATAAGATCCTACTGTCAGATGAACCCATACTTCACGACCACCCTTGGAATTGGGGTACAGTCATCATTAAAGGGGGGTATTACGAACATACCGAAAATGGAACCTTCTGGAGAGGACCAGGCAGTATCAGAACCCGAAAATCTACTGATATGCACTGGTTAGAGCTCAAGGACGGAGAACCATGCTGGACACTGTTCTGGCACGGATATCGCCGCCGTACTTGGGGGTTTAAAACTGAAAATGGATGGATGAATTATCGAACTTTTTTAGAGAATCGTGCAAAATCAAAGACTTAGCATGTACGATTCTTCTTGACAAAACATGCATGAGTATGGTATGATCTATGTATAATGAGAACTAACGAGGAGATGAACACGATGACTAAGCTTGAAGAGCACCTTGAGATGACGAAGCTCACTAAGATGGATGAGATGAACGCCATGGTTGGTAAGCTCAAAGAAGAACTGAATAGTAACAGTTTGCAGATGGAACAGCTCTCTGAAGATGTTAGATCACTGATGTATGCGGTTCAAGGTTTGACAGAAGTTATAGGTGTGATAAAAATGTCACAGTCTTCAAATAAAGACTAATTATCTGTCGATTTTTCTTGACAAAACATGACCTCGCTGGTATACTGTATATATAATGAGAAATGAGAGAGAGTGAATATGACAATTAAAGTAAATAAAAAGTTCGACAATGTTGATGCTGGTATTGAGAATATGCTTGCAGCCGCAGTTGCCGACTATGCCACCATGTCGTTTGGTAAGAATTCAACGATGCTCGATGAGTTTACGAACGGTTGGGTCATCAAGAAAGGTTCCAAGTACATTAAGATTTCCACCAAAAACTCTGCTTGGGGTTTCGTTGTCAACACTGATGATGACAAGAAATTCATGAAGGGTGACGTGCTGATGTGTGCTGGTTATAAAGCTCCTACCAGAAATGGTGCAAGAGGAAACGTCCTTGAAGGTGGTTTTGAAATCAACTGGACAGGACCTCTTTACATGGTCAACAAAGGACGAAAGTCCACAACCCCTAATAAAATCGGAGTTTAATATGAGTCAGATGAAAAATTTCATGATGGACATGGAAGAGTTAGTTGATTGCGCTGTGATCGAAGGTGCAGAGACTTTTAAGGAAGTTGCTAATTACGCAATGGAAAATTACAAACCCATGTCTTTTATTGACATTGAGTATTGTAAGACTTACTACACAACTCAAATGGGAGAAATGTAATGGGAATGCTTTGTTTCATGATCGGACTTGTGTTTTCGATTCTCGCTGTAGGTGGTGCCGAAGGTACTGTCGATCTTTCTATCGTTATATTGTTAGAAGTGGTAGGTATTTGTTTTCTAATATTGGGTGTATATAAAATGAAAGATACTGGTGATCTTGCTTAAGTTAAAATTTGTTATTGTCGGCGGTGCTATGGTACTTACAGGATTGATTGCTGTAAATGCGTCTGGTTATGCCAAAGTTATTAATCCTGTAGAACCAACTAAAATACTTAAAGAATCTTCTCAATGTCTTGCATTGAATATGTACTACGAAGCGAGAAATCAAGGAACCGCTGGTATCCTTGCAGTAACCGCTGTAGTTCTCAATCGGGTGAATGATTCCCGATATCCCAATACAATCTGTGGAGTGGTTAAACAAGGCCCTACCCGACCATCTTGGCAAGACCCCAAAGTGAGATATCCAATTAGGAATCGGTGCCAATTCAGTTGGCATTGTGATGGTAAATCTGATGCACCAAAAAACATAAAACAATTTTCTAAATTTCTAGATATTTCAACTGATATTCTTACAGGTGAACTTCCATTTATTGATATTACAGATGGTGCAACCCATTATCATGCTGATTATGTAATGCCCGCATGGGCAAAAACCAAAACAAAGACTGTAGAGATACAGGATCATATCTTTTATAGATGGGAAGTTAAGTGACTGCATTATGGTATAAGTGGTATAACCACCTAAGAGAAGAGGGTGGTTATAGTATAGGCACTGCACTTGTCGCTGGATGGTGGAATGCTAGTATAAATGAAGC